CCTGCGGCCCGACCGCCCCGGCGGGACCTGATGGCCCGGGCTCGCCCTGCGGACCTGTGGGACCCTGCGGTCCGGGAACTGGGGCGCGGGCTTCGAGGGCCGCGATCCGACCTTCAATCCTCGCGACCGCCGCCCAGAGGTTCTTCCCCTGCTGGGTGACGCGCGCGTCCTGATTTCGGTCCCGTTCCTGCTGGTTCGTTGCCCCGACCACGACGGCCGGGGCGATCACCAGCGCCGCGACGAAGAGGGCGAGTGCGAGAAGCGTCTGGCGCTTCATCCGGCTGCCCTCGCACGGACGGTCGGGGTGAAGCTCTCGGTGGTGTTCGCCGCGTTCATGACGCGGGCGGCTCCGCCTGCCTGCAGGTTCCAGGCGGCGATCAGTTTCGCGCCGACCGACATCACGCAGCTTTTGACGCCGGCGGGCCAGTCGGTCGCGTCGCCGGTTTCCCAGGTCTGTTTAGCGAGGGAGATCGCACCGTCTTCGGCGCTCGGCACTTCCTCGGTCTGGGCTTCATAGCCCGTGCCGGCTGCCACGCCGTAGCCGCCGGCGTGGGTGGTTTTCGCGGTGAATTCGTCCACCTCTTTCGTGGACAGATCGAAGCTCGCCATCTGGCCAGGGAGGCCGTTGAGGACGAGCGTGTCGCCCTCTTCGAAGGTGATGGAGTCGGCCATCGTGAACTACCTCTCCGCCCCACGGCCGGGTTGCCGCAGGGCACTCATGGGGGATTGGGCTACTCGCCGTCGCCGGTACTCTCGGCGTCGGCCAGGGCCTTCTCGACCGCGGCGCGGCCACGGACCTTCGAGCCGTCGGGCAACTCGTAGTAGCCGCCGCCGAGGGGCTTGGCCTTCGACAGCAGGTCGTCGTCGACAGGCGGCGCCGGATCCGGCGGGAGGTCGCCGTCGGACTCCGACTCGCCGTCGCCGGTACTCTCGGCGTCGGCCGCGTCGCCGGGCGTCTCTGTCTCGGTCTCCGCGGGCTGCTCGCGCAGCTCGGCGACCTCGTCGGCCAGAGCTTTGGCCGACTCGACCAATGCGGCGTGCTCGGCCTTCAGGGCCTCGTAGGCCTCGGCCAACTCGGCGTCGGACATCTCCTCGGCCTCTTTGACCTCAGCAATCTGGCCCAGACGGAGGAGGGACGCGTAGTTGCGCCCCTCCTCGTCCGGCACCGGCTCACCGGGGGCGATCGTCCCGTCGCCCCACTTGAGGTGCTGTCGGGCGACGTAGCCCATCAGGCGACAACGTCCTCGAAGAAGATGCCGAGCTCGGAGGCGACGACTTTCTGGTCGGACGCCTCCTTGATCTGCATGACGTCGGAACTCGCGAGCCCGTCGCGGCCGCGCTGGATGGTCCCGCCGAACGCGTTGGTCTCGCCGGGGATCAGGCCAGTCCACGCGAACGTGTAGCCGCCCGAGGGCTGGTCGATCGCCGGGGCGGGCGCCGCGTAGACGAGGAGCATGTCCTTGCGGCCGACGATGAAGTCGATGGCATCCGCGGCCCCCTCCTTCGCTTTGTTGATGACGCCACCCGGCACGAGGACGCGATCCACGCCGAAGAGCTCCGCGAGGAGCTCGGCGGTGACGATCCCCCGCTGGGTGTATTTGATGACGTCCTTCACCTCCGGGTGGTTTTTGATCTTCCGAAAGGTGTCGCGACCCAGGACCAGCGTGTTCGGCTCGTAGCCGGTGGTGCTGGCGATTTCATCGCGGTTCTCGTCGATGAATTCGATCGGTTCCGAACCCGACTGGTCGAACTGCAGGAATTCGCCTTCGCCCGGTTCTTTGGCCTTGCCTTTCAGGTCCAGGCCCCAGACCCCGGTCTTGAAGAACGCTTCGGTCCAGAGCCGGTCGTTGTGGATCATCACCTGCGTGGTGAGCAGGTTGGCGGCGGCCTTGTCCGGGTCCATCGGCTGGTCCGCGTTTTTGCGCGTCCGGTCGTCGATGGTGGTCTCCAGGCCTTCCTCCTCGCAGAGATAAGTGCCCTCGGACTTATTCACCCCGGCGCTCGGCGGGCGGCCACCGAGCGGACGAGGGCCGACCTCGTCACGGAAGAAGGACCCCTTGTCCCAGATTCCGTATTTGTCCGAGGCGTTGTTGACGCCGACGATCGGGAAGACCTGTGGCGCAACGAATTTGCGCGGGTCCTGCGCCCAACCGACCGACATGTTCGTCAGCCAGCGGTCGACGTGGAGGTCCGCCGGGCCCGGCTGATCCTTGTTGATTTTCGTGACAGCGCTCATGAGCGTTATCTCCTTCTGGGGTCAGCCGGGGCTACGCGCGCCCGGCGGTCGGGGTGGAGAGGAAACGGGCGAGCTCGCCGGCGGCGGCCTCCTCGACAGCGAGTCCGATCACGCGGGAGCCGAGGGCTTCGACTTTTTCTTCCTCGATGACGGTCGCGGTGGCGGCGACGAGCTTGCCTTCCGCACCCGCCGAGACGAGTTGTCCGGCTTTGATGTTCCCGCCGGCGACTGCCTTCGGTTCACCGCCGTTGGCATAGGTCGCCTGCGCACCTTCGGGGGCGTTCTCCTGGAGGGAGAACGCGATGTCTCCGGCTCCGGCGAGGACGAGCTTTCCGGCTTCGTTCAGCTTGACCAGGCGGAACTGCTTCGTCGACAGGTCGGCACCCGCCGGGGCGGTCGCGAGGTGATGGGAGGCTAGGCGCTGGGTGGCCATTTGAGGTTCTCCTTCTGGGTTGGCCGGGGCCGCCTAACGGCGGACCTCGGCGAGGTAGGCGGCCTGCAGCTCGGGGTTTTCGTCCCCGGCCTTTTCGAGGGCCTGCTCCGGGGTGAGCGAGGAGTCGGACTTGCGGATCTCCTCGGCCTTCTGCTTGAGCTGGGCGAAGGCGTCCGCACCCGGCTCGGTGACGCCGTCGGCGCCGGCGGTCGAGAAGAGCTCGCCCTTCTCGATGCCCTCGTTGGTGGCCTTGAGCAGCGTCTCCAGGGCCTCGTAGGACTCCTTGGGCAGCTTCTCGCTGGCTTCCTTCAGGATCGGTCCGAGGTCGTCGGCTTTGGTCGGGAGCGAGTCGAAGGCCTCGGCCTTGGCGACGAACTCCTTATCGAGGCGCGCGTCGCGCTCGGCGTCTGCCTTCGCGATCGCTTCGTCCGCCTTCTTCTGGGCGGCAGCGGTGGCGTCTTCGGCCTTCTTGAGGGCGGCCTTGGCGGCCGGCGACAGGTCGGCCTTCTCCAGCTCGGCCTTCTCGGTGGCCTTCTCGATCGCGGCCTCGACCTCGGCGACGGCGTCCTTGGAGACGCCCGCCTTCTTGAGGGCGGCGACGAGCTCGGAGGCGTTCTTGGCCTCCAGCGACGGGCCCTCGGCCTCGGGCAGCTCCAGCCCTGCGGCCTTGACGACATCGGCGACGATCTCCGGGGTCAGGTCGCCCTTGTGGGTGGCGAGCAGGCGGGCGACGCCGTCCAGCGCGAGCGCGGCCTGCTCGGAGTCGGCGGCCTTCTCGACGAGGGCAGGTAGCGTGTCGGCCTTCTCGACGGCGTCGCCGAGCTGGTCGATCAGCTCCTTGGTCAGTTTCGACATGCGGTGTCCTCCTTCGGACGGGTGATCGGAGTCGCGCTTCCACAGGTAGAAGCGCATGGGTTCGGACTGCTCGACGGCGTCACGACAGGCGGCCCTGTCGACCAGCGACACGAACTCGACGTCGAGACTCTTGAGTTGGGGCATGGGGCCTCCTTGGCTCGCGAGCGAGCCGACGGGAGTGGGATGAAGTGCATGGCGGGCTAGGCCGCGTCGACCCGTTCGGCGGTGCCGCCGATCGAGTAGCCGGTCAGTTCGCCCTTGACGATCTGCTGCCAGATGTCGGCGTCGGCGACGTGGCTGGCCATCACCCAGGAGCCCTTCAGGACCGGGCGGCCGTGGTATTCCATGTCGGACGGGGCGATGAAGCTCTCGACCGGGACGGCGCCTGCGGCCTCCTCGGAATGCTGCACGTCCTGTAGGCGCGACTCGGCGAGGTAGCGGTGGGCGGCCTGTTCGATTTCCGCCGCGGTGACGATGTCGCCCTGTGAGTCGGCGACGTCCGGCTGCATAACGACGCCGTAGACGATCTGCGCCGCGTCGTCCTTCCACAGCTCGGTCGTGAAGGCCTTGTCGACCTTCTCGGTCTTCGTGGCTTTCGACGGCGCCGCGGCGGACCCGGCGTCGGCGCGCTTCTGGAAGAGGGTCTTGAGGCTGGGCATGTCGCTCCTGTCGTGGGCCTCTTGCCGATGAGGGGGAAGTCGAGTCGTTCGCCGGCGACCACCAGGGAGAGCGCGTTGAAGGCCAGCGCCAGATTCGGCACCTGCGGCTCGGTGTGGTCGTAGGCGAGCGTGATGTGCGGGGTGAAGCCGTGGTCGGTCGACGGCCGGAAGCCGGCGCCGGTGATCGCCTCACACACGCACTGGCGGAACTCGGGCAGCCCGGGCACGTCGGGCGACACGTAGGTGACCGGTTCGGGCCCGGCCGTGAAGTGGCCGATCCCTGCGATCTCGCCGGTGAGCGGCGGCAGCGACGCAGCGCACCCGGCGACGACGGTGGCCAGCGCTTCGACATTGCCGAGGTCAACGGCCGCGCCGAGGAAGGCGAGCGTCAGGTGTAGCTCCTCGGCCGGTTCGCCGCCGGGCTGGGCGATCGCCTCGGCGACCTCGCGCGGCGGGTAGAGCGCGACCATCGCGCCCGTCTGCTGCTCGGCCTTGGTGAGGAAGGCCACGGTCATCCGATCAGCAGCGCCAGCGCCGCGACGACCGCGATATGCCACACCTGGTCGTTCCAGATCCGCACGTCGGCGCCGATGTCCATCAGAGGGAGGTGGCTCGGGTCCGGTTGCGTCTGCCGGATCAGCTTCGACCACGCCTGCACCGGCCAGCGCGTGTCGATGATCAGGTGGGTGATGCCTATGGCGAGAGCCCCGTACCAGGGGAAGACGAGGAGCTGGGCGGCGCCGTGGATTCCGGCGTGGACATATGCCGCCGGGTGGCGATCCCACCACGGCCCTTCGCCGCGCATTGGCAGGAGGTATTCGTCGCCCGTCAGCGAGTTTTCGCTGTACACCGTGACGGCACGCGGGCGGCGCTTCATCTTGTTCACCGCCATCCACTCGTTCTGGCCGAGCCAGTCGAAGACAAGGTGGACGACGACGCCCCAGATCAGCAGATCAGTCGCGCTCATGCGCCGCCTCCGAACACCGGGAGGAGCTGAAGCGTCCCCTGCGGGTGCTCCTTCGCCGCGATCTCCCGCGCCTCCTCGAAGCTGACCTTCTTGCCGTTCCGCGCTTTGCACTCGGCATCGGAGGTCGCCAACAGACCGTCCATCAGCTCAACGCCGGTCACTTCCGGGTGGGCTTCGTAGGCCGCCAGCGAGGTCAGCCGCTGCGCATTCGCCGTCTCGGTGCGGGCGATCAACTGCGACCGGTAGGCCGACCCTGCCTTGTGGAACTTCCCGGCCGGGACGTAGCTGCGGATCCGGTCGGCGGCTTCCTTCCATCCCTCCTTGGCCTCCCGCGCGTCGGCGAGGGCCTTGAAGATGGAGTCCTGCAACTGGTCTTCGATGTCGAGCATGCCGACCCGCAGGCCCCCGTCGCGGAGGATCTGCGCGCGCTTGGCGGCGGTCAGCTCCACCTCGGTCGAGCGCCCCTCGGCGCCGAGTGAGTCCTTGAAGGTGGAGATGACGCGTTCGGCGACCTTTCCGTAGTGGCCGAACCATTCACGGGCCAGCTTGCGGGCGAAGCCTGCGAGGCCGACCTGCGCGATGACGCTGCGCGCCGTGGTCCGGTCGTCGTCGGTTACCTCCTTGCGGACGGTCTGTTCATAGGCCCGCGCCGCCTCCTCGCCGAACTCGCGCAGGGCCTCCGATGAGGTCCGCGCCAACGATCGCTCCAGCAGGTGCCCGTCGGCGACATAGGCCCTGCCGAGCGCGGGCATGTCATCCACACCCGGCCCGGTGTCCGCCTTCTCCGCCTCCACGGCCGCCGGCGTCGGCAGGCCCGCTTCGCGGAAGAGCGCGGCGAGCAGGTCGTTGTCGGGCCAGATGACGGCACCCGAGAGCGCCATTCGTTCGAGCATCAGCGTCACCGCGTCGAGGTCCATCCGGCGGGTGGTGCCGTGGACCAGCTTGGGCGGATCCTCCACGCTGAACCCGTTCAGCTTCAGCAGGCGTGGGATCGCGTAGTTGTTCATCACCGCGGCGATGCCGTCGAGCCAGGCGTCCACGGCGGCGCCGAAGATCTGCGACTTCACATCGAGCATCGAGTAGCTGCCGACCTTGTCCTGGCCGATCAGCAGCATGTCGGCGAGGATCGTGGTGGCGATGTCGAGTTTGTAGCGGCGGATCACCTGGTCGGTGTCGATCTGCCGTGACCCACCGGTGGTGGCGAGTTCGAACTCCCACCCCGCCGGGATCAGCAGGCCCTCGTCCTCGTCGCGCTTCACCGTGGTGACGAGATCCTGCGCCGCATCGACGATCGCTTTGTTCGCCTCGGCCTGGAAGTCGAAGCCATCGGGGGCCTTCAACGTCGGGATACCCGCGAGGTCGCGCTCGATCCCGATCGCCTCGATCTCTTCGATCGTCTTCTTGCGGTACCACGCGACGTAGGCGTTGCGGAGCATGGAGCGGCCTTCGGGATTGCCCTTGGTCGTCTCGGTGCGGAACAGCAGCGCCTTCTCCATCGGGATGGTCCGCAGCCCGCCGGTGGGCGGTAGTTGCTCCATCCCTTCGATGCCGCCGGTCTCATCGATCAGCCAGCGCGAGAGCGTCTCCTGCGCGCGGATCGGGAGCTTGCGCCAGCCGATCTTGCCGTCGTTGAACTTCGAGGTCGGGAGGGGGCGGCCGTCAGGGCCTTTGCCCCTGGGTTCGGGCCCTTGGCGCTTCTTGTAGACGATCTCCGACAGCTCCCAGCCGTACTGGAGCATCGTCATGACCTCGGAGATGAAGTCCTCCCAGGTGCCGGACATGTCGTCCATGCACTCCTCGACGAACTCGGCGGCGGCGGGATCGGCTCCCTCCTCCACCGTCCATTCGACGCCGCGGGCGAGCATCTTCACCGCGAAGAGCAGCGCGCCGACCGTCGCGTCGTTGTCGGCCATCTCGCGCCAGACCCTGGCGGCGCGGCCCTGGCCGGCGAGCTGGCGCAGCCACTCCTCGGCGACGAAGCCGCCGTACTGGCGCAGGCCGGTGACGCCGAGCTCGGCGAAGGCCTCAGACGGCGCCTTGTAGACCGCCTGGCGCCGCTTCTGGACGAGGGACGGCATCACGCCGTCAGCCACGTCGGGCCTCCTCGCGCTCACGTCGCGCGAGCCGCGTC